GAAGGAAAGCGAACCGCAGCTTTCCAACTGAATGTTGCCATGCCTAGCTTTTCGCGCCATTTCGGCGGCTTCGCAGAGCGGATTAAAGGCAACACTCTGTTCATACCAGGATCGTATGAAATCTGAAGAAGCGGTCATCGGGGCGTCACCCACCTTGAAGTAAAGGGTGGAAGGACGACCTTTCAAACCAACTGAAGCTCCGGGTCCAAACCGGGCCTGAGTTTCAATCGACGACATTGTGATGTCGCCCTCCATGGTTGTGAACCACGAATAAAGCAAGTGGCGCGCCTCGGAAATGGAATACCCGACGGCAACGTCATCTTCGCTCAGATCGAAACAGACTCTGAAGTCCGGGTCGCAGGTTCTGTTAGCGACCAAAAACTTCTGAAGAGTCTCTTCTTCCGCAGTGTCTGACGATTCTACTTCACTCTTTTTGAAGAGGGAGCATACGGCGGCATATCTGGCAAACTCTCGTTCTCCCAATTCAGGCGGAATTCCGTCTGGGAAAGGGTTGAAAGGGTTGTCATTATCTGCCACGACACTGCAATCACTGCAGAAAGCTGCAAAAAGAGCGCTGCTAAAAGTAGCAGTACGGTCCATAAGCTTCTCCTAAGGAAGGTAGAAGTGAAGGAAGACTCACTCCAGGCCATCAGATGATGCCCAGGAGGAATGAGTCGGCTAACCCACCAGCCTGATTGTTCAACACCCCACCGATCGCCGACATGAGGGCCCGTATTTCGTTTGGGTCCGCAGCGTCGACGCCGGAAGGAACGACAAACTCCATCCTAGCAAGGATCGGCACAGTTGCCTGCCCTGCAAGAGGAGTTGCGCCCTTGATGAAAATCATCTTCCACGTGTTCCTCGGAACGCTGGTTAGGCGGCCCGTAACAGGGTTCACCATGGAAAGGGGTTTAAAGACAGAAGGCTTGGTGAGTGATACCAGGAAGGGACTTGCCACCGAGTGTGTGCTAACGTCAGTCTGGGTACCACCCAGTGCCGTACACACATACTGCTTCATATTCGGTGGGGTGACCGTATCCTGGGTCCAGGTTGTAGTGGGTGAAGTTAACCCACTGACCGTTGCGCCAGTGATGGCGCCAGAAAGGCTAAATGCCATAAGGTTGGATGCTCCGCATCAAGAAGTTTAACGATCGCCAGCATGCACCCTAAGCAAGGACGCACT